AACGCATCTGTATTACTTCAAACAGCTAGTGGTATTCATGCTGAGCATGCTCCACGATACATTCGACACATTCAGCTGAACAAGGATTCAGAAGTGGCTCAGCTAATACATGAATCCAATCCATACATGGTTGAAGAGTCAGTATGGTCTGCTAACAACACTGATTTCTGTGTCGGCTTCCCAATACTATCACCAACAGGTTCTCTTTACCGCGAAGACTTGTATGGTGTTAATCTATTGGAGAAGGTTAAGTTAGTACAGCAGAACTGGGTTGAAGCGGGTACAAACGAAGAATTATGCTCTGACCCGCGCATTCGCCACAACGTGTCAAACACTGTTACGGTGATGCCTCATATGTGGTCACAGGTAGAAGACTATGTGTTTGATAATCGTCACTCTTATGCTGGCATTAGTTTCCTAGCTGGATCTGGCGATAAAGACTTTGCTCAGGCACCTATGTCTGAGGTGTTGACAGAGGATCAGATTATCGAAAAGTATGGAAAGGCTGGTTTGTTTGCTTCTGGTCTAATAGTCGATACACGCAAATCTGGATTTAGAGATTTGTGGGATGCTACCAGTCAAGCTCAGATGCCTGCTGAATTCCGCGGAGAGATTTCTGATTTGAACAAGGAGTGGATCCGTCGATATAATAAGTTTGCTTCAAACTACTTTGGGGGAGATCAAAAGGAGACTGAGTACTGTCTCAAGGATGTTTATCTTCTTCACAAGTGGACAAAAATACAACAAAACCTACAACCAATCGACTTTGTATCTCAACTAGAGACAAAGAAGTTTACCGATGTTGATACAATGGGATCAGCAGCGTGTGTTGGCGGGGCTTGCGAAATAACATTTTAAAAGGAGTTAACATGACCGTGGCTTATTACTGGACAGAGTGTGATGCATGTGGGGTTGAAACGGAAGTGGATGTCTATGATGAAACAGAGATTCCACAATTCTGCCCTATGTGTGGCTTCTCAACCACGTGGGGACCGCTTGAGGGAGAAGACGACTAAATAGCTTCAGGAGAGGAGCTGTTTATGTGGTACTATGAAGATCGGGAGTTCAATGAAACTCCCGAAGAATATCAAGGTTTTGTATACATCATTACAGAGCTTGATACAGGAAAGAAATATATTGGCAAGAAGTTTTTCTGGAAGCCAAAGACATTACCCATCACTAAAACACGGAAGAGAAGGGTTAAAACACGGGTAGAAAGCGATTGGCGTGACTATTACGGATCATCGGCCGCTGTTCAACTACTAATAGAGGAAAAAGGTGTTGACAACTACCGCAGAGATGTGGTATACTTATGTAAGACAAAAGGGGAGTGTTCGTACTACGAAGCTAAGCTCCAATTTGAGCATGATGTGTTGCTACGAGATGATTACTACAATGAATTCATCGGATGTAAGATACATGCAAAACACTTGAGGAAGAATTGAATGATTCTGATTGATTATAATGCTATTGCCATTGGCAATGTTGTGACCCAGAAACTAGATCTTGATGAGAACCTTGTTCGACACATGATCCTTAACAGCCTTAGAATGTATAGACGCAAACATAAGGCGCAGTTCGGCGAGTTGGTGATTTGTACTGATGGCCAGAAGAACTGGCGATATGATGCTTTTCCGAATTATAAATTCAAGCGCAAAGGCGCTCGTAAAGCATCATCCATTGATTGGCAGGAGCTCTTTAGACTCACCAATATGGTGCTAGATGAACTCTCCGAGAATTTTCCATATAAAGTTGTCAAGCATGAAAATGCTGAGGCTGATGATATCATTGCTGCTGTGTGTGAAACGACACAGGAGTTTGGCAATCATGAAGATGTTATTATCATCTCTTCAGACAAGGACTTTGCTCAGCTACAGAAGTGGAGCAATATCAAACAGTGGTCGCCTATGAAGAAAGGCTATATCACATTCAATGAAGGATCATCCCCCACATATACTGGTAGCCCAAAGAAGCAGCTAATGGAGCTTATTCTGCGTGGAGATCAGTCAGATGGTGTACCAAATGTTCTTAGCCCTGACAATTGTTTTGCTGAGGGCATACGACAAACACCACTAAGACAAAAAGCGTTAGATCAACTTATATGTGATCCAGAGTCAATGGGCCCTGAAATCTATCGCAATTTTCTTCGTAATAAAAAATTAATTGATCTCTCGGAAACCCCGGATTCCGTGAAACAAGAAATTATATATAATTATGAACAACAAGATAAGACCAATAATACCACACAGGTGTTTCCTTATCTTGTCGAGAAACGATGTAGAATGTTACTTGAGAGCGTTGAGGACTTTGTATAATGGCTATAACAAATACACTGCTAATACATGAGATAATTAGCAAAGCTGCTGCAGCTAAAACGAGGGCTGAAAAAATTAAAGTGTTTCATGACAATGACACGTGGGCCCTTAAAGATGTACTTCGGGGGGCATATGATCCCTCTGTGGAATGGAACCTTCCAGAAGGATCTCCACCATATGAAGCTGCTGAAGAGGGCACCACTCCCTCAAACCTACTAAGACGCAATGTAGACTTCACATACTTTGTAAAGGGTGGTCAAGGCGACGAATTACCAGCCTACAAGCGTGAGCGGATGTTCATTCGCTTGTTAGAACAAATCCACCCCTCCGATGCGGCAATTGTCCTCTTAATGAAGGATAAAAAAACGCTGGCCAAAGGTATAACCAAAAAACTAGTAGAGGAGGCTTACCCCAAACTCATCAGGGAATAAATCCCTATCCACAAAAAACTAGAATAAGGAGATTGCATGCTAACTCAGCTTGAACGACTGCAACAGGATATTAAAGAACTGGAACAGTATATTGTAAGACTCAAACGACGAGGAGATACAAATTCAATAAAGAAGATGAGAAAGAAGGTAGACTTCATACAGAATCATCTTGCTGAGACACACAACTAATGCAATAGGAGGTAGCTGGGCCGCTACTGCGGCCCATGTTATATTATAGAGAAATTATATGCCAACATACACAATGAAGAATAAGGAGACCGGTGAGGAGAAAGACTTTCGACTATCACTGGCCGAAAGAGAAGAGTTTTTATCCAAGGGGGAGTGGGTGCAAGTAATAACCCCTTCCAATTTCGTGAGCGGTGCTAAAAGCCCCCTGCGTACAGCAGGATCAGAATGGGGAAATCTTTTGACAAGAGTCAAAGAAACCTCAGGGCGGAATAACACAATCAAGGACTAATCCATTGAGCAAAAATAATTCGATGACAGTAAGGTTGGACGACCTTATGATGTATAAGCCAATCACAGAGAACCAGAAACTAGCATTTGATGCCTATAAAGAAGGTGATAATATAGTGTTAGCTGGATCCGCAGGTACGGGTAAAACATTCATTGCAATGTACCTTGCGTTGGAGGAGATGTTAGATCCATCTAGTGATTATAGACGAGTAATTGTAGTACGCTCTGCCGTGCCCACCAGGGATATGGGATTCCTTCCGGGAACAGCAGAAGAGAAAAAACAGATGTATACTCTTCCATATAAGAATATATGTGAGGAGCTATTTAACGATAAGGCTTCATGGAGTAAACTGTTAAACAACCATTCAGTTCTCTTTGAGTCGACGTCATTCATACGCGGTTCCACATTTGATGATGCAATTATAATTGTGGATGAGATGCAGAACCTATCGTTCCACGAATTGGATTCTGTCATAACTCGTGTGGGTAGACGTTCAAAGATTTTGTTCTGTGGTGATTACAGACAAAGTGATTTCAAGTTTCAAGATGAGAAGGATGGTATTTTCCAGTTCCTAAACGTCATTGAGCACATGAAGGATTTCTCAACCATTATGTTTGGTTGGGATGATATTGTCAGATCTGGTCTTGTGAGAGACTATATCATGACAAAGGAAATGTTGGAAGTATAACAAGGAATGATATGATAGAAATCTGGGGAAAACCGCGGTGTATATATTGCATCCAAGCAAAGGACCTTTGTGAACAATTTGGGTTAGAATATAATTACAGAGAGATTGAGAATGCTGAACAACTCGAAGGACTCATAGAGCGATGTGGTGTTCCCTTTAAAACTGTCCCTCAAATCTTTTGGGACAATGAACATATTGGAGGCTACGAGGAATTTTTCCAGAAAGTGGCTTCAGAAAATGCAAAAACGGAGAGTAAGTATAATGGCTAAATTCAGCCGATTTGATCAAAGTAACAAGAAGCGCAACAAGCATAAAAAACACCACGATAATAAAGACCTACGTATTAGAGAGGTCTCACGTGACAATGGTAAACATCAAGGGCGATTGTTACGTGAAGTTGTAAACGACGATGAGTATGATTGGGACGATGATCCACAGCAATTAAACTCGTAACAAAAAATGGTTTTATTATGAAGCAATTGATATATCAAGTATACACTGGCAAGCAAAGCAATCTATATGACCACTGCACTGCCAGTGTCAAGTCTTACGCAGTAAGTATAGGAGCTGACTACTACTGTCAGCACGCGCCTATTCTCAGGATTAGACCCTGCCCCTTCACATCCAATCGAAGTAAAGAGTCGTACGAAAAGTATGGCGGTTTCCTGCCGATCTATGAAAAGGAAAATGCTCTAGGATATCTCGACGATTATGATCAGGTATGTGTAATTGATGCAGATATATGGATCCGGCCAGGATCACCATCTGTATTTGAAGCTGCTGGTACAGACGTTGACTTTGCTGGTGTTATTGAACGAGACATGCCGATAACGGAGGCATACATAGCCAAGTTAGCCAATTACTCTCGTATGCAGTATGCCATGCAACCACTAGCTGATATGTTTGACTGGAATAGTCCTGCAGGAGCTAATTTCTATAACATGGGTCTTATGGTGATGAACAAGTCTATTAAGAAGTATCTAAAAGGACAAACCCCTCGCCAATTCCTTGAGCGTCGAGAGTTCAAACCTTTTATAGACGGTCAGAATGCATGGAAGTGGTCCACAGATCAGACCTTATTGAACTACTGGGTAAAAAATGAGAAGATGTCAGTAGAGAACCTCAGCTTCAAGTGGAATGGATTGTTCACAGCTGTTGATATGGATAGGATAACAGAGTGTCATTTTGTACACTTCTTCCTAAAAGATAAGCTCCCGAATGGGGGAGAGAATGTG